TGCAGTGATAGCGTTGGCGGCAATCTTGTCTGCGCTAATAGAGCCAGTAGAAATTTTGTTTGCAGTGATAGCGTTGGCGGCAATCTCCGTTGCCGTGATAGCGTTGGCCGCGATTTTGCCAGTCGTGATCGCGTTGGCGGCAATCTCCGTTGCCGTGATAGCGTTGGCCGCGATTTTGACAGTCGTGATCGCGTTGGCGGCAATCTCCGTTGCCGTGATAGCGTTGGCCGCGATTTTGACAGTCGTGATCGCGTTGGCGGCAATCTCCGTTGCCGTGATAGCGTTGGCCGCGATTTTGCCAGTCGTGATCGCGTTGCTGCCGATTTTTGTTTCCGTGATTGCCGCGTCTGCAATCTGGGTTCCGCTCACTTGTCCAGTTAGGTCTGCCGCAGGCACGGCAGCGGTCCACGCGTTTCCAGTGTAGCGGTACAACTTGCTATCACTTGTAAGCAAGACCACGCGCCCTTGGAACAACCCAGTGGACGGCAGCGCGGAAACTCTCTCAATCGGCCGCATATCGTCGCTGAATAGGTTCTCGCCAATGGTCCCCGTAATGTCGCCAGTGTTGACAGCCGCCGTCCATGCGCCAGAAACAAGGCGATACAACTTACCGTCAGTGGTTAGGACTAGAACAGATGGGCCTTCGTATCCTGCAACCGTTGGCAGGGCTGAAACAACCCCAACAGGCTCAATGCCAGTCGCAAACGAGGTGTAGGTGACCGAACCCGTCTCAACAGATGACGCGGTAAAGATGTCTGTTGACCAAGACGACGTGGCTTCATCCCAACGATAGATCGTAATATCTGGCAACAGCAAAACAAGCTGACCGTCGAAGCCGCCTGTGGTCGGTAGGCTGCTGACTGGCTCAATGCCAAATGCGCCCGCCTCGTTAAACAGATCATAAACCGCGTCGTCAAAATCGTTGGGCGCGATAAGCAAAGTTGTCGCGTTTGTGCTGGAGGTAAAAGCTGACTTGTTGAGCGAGAAATCCACCGCGCGTGCCCAATAATACCGCTTAGTGTTGTTGGCCAAGTTCGGACGCATAAAGTTGCTGCTGGATGATGTCCCGACCAGCGTTGCAGTGTTAAGATTGTCGGTCTGGTTTTCCCATACCTCGACATAGCTCAAGTCTTGATCCGCTGGGTTCGTCCACCCGACGCTGATGTATTTGGAACCGCCGACCGCTGTCAGAGACAAAGGCTCGTTAGGCGGCGTTGTATCACCCTGCGAGGCAAGTGCTGCCGTGATGAATGGCGACCGAACGCCGAGGGCCGAAACAGCGCGCACGCGAATTTGATAATCGTAACCGTTCAGCACTGGTTCGATTGTGAAGCTGTTTGAGGAACCAAGCACTGAAGCAAATTCAGCGTCTGGACTCAAAATTGGCTCGTTGGTCAGCCCGTAGTCTTCTTCGCTGGTTGCTGTAACTGCAATGCTGCCCCAGTCGTCAGAATCATCTTGCGCGGCGCTGATTGACCCATAGTCTTCTTCGCCGCCAAGACGTTTATATTGAATTTCATAATATTGCACAAATGCGTTTGGAGAAATGTCCCACGTTGCTTTGATCGCGGGAATTGTGATGCCGTCGTTGTTTACGGATGCCGTCGCCGTAAGCGTCAAATTTGTTGGGGCGACCACCGAAGCGAAGGTGGGCAATGTAGTGTTGTTTGAAATAATTGCCGTTTCTTCAGCGTTCCAATCAAATGCAGCTTGGCTTGTTTCGCGCAATGTCAAGTTCACTCGCAGGTCGCCAGCTTGTTGATCTGCTGCAAATCGCCAGCCGACCACTTCAAACTCTTTCCCGCCACTCCAATAGCGTTCATTTTCAAATTCGATAATGTCGCCGACTTCAACGCTGAACGCTTCAAGACCAAAGTCAGCGTTCATTGTCATCTGCTCGCGGCCACGAAACAGCGTCAACTTGGCAAGACGTTGGGCCGTTGCCGCCGATGTGGTGTAAGCCAACGGCAGGTCAAGCACGACTTCTTCGCCGCCGTCTTCTGCCTTGAACGCAGCGCTGATAGTTTCGGGGTAGTCCGCTGTTATGTAGCCCTGAGACGCATCGTTAAACGTGCCACGGACAGCGTTAAAATTGTCACGCATAGAAATTCGGGTTTCTAAGTTGATCGGGCCGCGCAAGTCGTCAAGTGTCAAAGTTTTGACGGGCGCGGTGTAAACGCCGACCTTTAGCTTCCAATATCCAGAACCCCAGAACAGCGTGCCAGCGCAAGACGTAACCATGTCCCCCAAGACCGACCCTGTAGACTTGGACGCGCTGACAATGCCGTTTGTCGTGTACCTTGGCTCAGTGCCACCAGCGTCAAGTGCTACGACTTCGTCCGCCTCGTTCGCAGCCGCAGCCATGAACACTTCGTCAATGGCGTTGTCGTTTAGTCCGTAGACGCTGGCAATGTAGTCCCGAATGCAAAGTGCGGAATTGTTGCTATATATTGTCGCCGCTGTTCTTGGGTCATAGACTTTTTTACCCCTAACTTTTGCTGTGATCAGCGGAACACCGTTGGCGAAAACGTCTTGGTTATATTCATATCTGACATACAAATACGCGATTTCAGAACCTACAAAATTGGCATCGACTGATGTCTCAGATACAAGTTCACTGTCGGCAGTCGTCTGGTCGCCAAGGTGCTTCCTTATGCGGATAGATCCTGACCAGTCGGTTTGATCGTCGCCCGCGCCCGCAGTGGAAACTAGGCCCGTGCTTTCGTTCCAATCTGCAATTTGATCGTTGATATATATGTCGTCAACTGCTTCAACTTCGTGTCCAGCTAAAACGATGACTTGGTGCAAGAATTTATTCTTTTCGCCAGTGCTTTCGTAAAATGTAACCACGCCGCCTTTGCGGACTTCGCCATAGACAAATTCAACAGCGGCGGCGGAGTCACGCGAATTGACGAGCGTTCCCTGAGAACCAAATGACGAAAAGTCTGGCTTCGGCGCAAGCGCGGCCACCGCCCACGATGTGATTGCTGTGGTAACGAGATAACCGACAATATATTGGGTCGCATAGGTGCCAGCCCCTTGCAGTATAAAAGCTCCGATTGTAACAGGGTCACGCGCTACACGGTCCCAATCATTCCAGTTTTTGACAGTCAGCTCGCCCAGCTTATACTTCATTTTTCACCCAAGCCCCGTTTATATCATCTATCGGCACGTATATCACACCCGACTTGTCTAAGAAAGCTGCCTTGGTGCCGACGCAGACTCCCATCGCAACGCCAGTTACCCAGCGGCGGGCCTTGTCTGTTGTTACCAATGCGCCCAGCGGCGGCACGCAGCTCACCCGATGCAGTCGAGCGTCAACCGCGCTGAAAAAGTTTTGGTGGCGAAACTCCAGTTTCAGCTCATTTTTGCGCAAAATCCTGCTGCCGTCCATGTATCGGCCAAGCCAATCATCGGCCCAGCCAGCGCCGTGCATAGCCTTAAACGCATCATTTGTGAATGTTAGGCAATCATGGGACCCCCAAACAAACGGCTTTCGGCGAACCGACTTCAGATAATTGTTTAGGCTTTCACGCGGCCCCATAGAATGTCCTTATCTTGCAAGTCTGCAACATATGAAAAGAAGGTGTCGCCAGCATGTCGCGACTGATGGTTTGCTTCTGTGTAGCGCCAATTTGATGCCTTGTCCAAGCGCACCAGCTTGCTTTCTACGGTAAGCGTTATGACACTAGAATCGCCGCCGTCTTCAATGCTCATCGTGTTCATCAAGCCACTGAATACTTCAATCGGCGCGTCGGTGTCTGTGGTTCCAAAATAAACTTTGCAGATGCGTCGCTGATATGGCTCTTGCAGCGCCAACGAAACAAGACTTTGCGGAACTGCCGAAAGTGTTAGCTTGATGTTCTTGGCCGAAAGGTCGTTTACTTCTTCAAGGCCGCTGATCCCAATCAGACTTCCCGCGCCAAGATAAGTGTCGAAACCTATTGTGCGGTCACCGTATCCCGTCCAAAAACGGACAGGTGCGGTGTCGAACACCATTTCAACCGCGTAAAACGGGTAGACTTCTGGCTGGCTTAAAGCGGTGAGAAGCGCGGATGGGACTGTGCGGGTCATAGCGCCTCCATCGCGCTAAAACTAATTCCGTAGACGGCTGCACTGCTGACGCTCCAAGACTGTTCACTTGTGGTAAGCCTGAACACGCCCTGTGCGGCTTCTACGGTTACAGTGACATTATTTGCAATAGCTGTGCGGACGTTGGGCCAGACGTCCACTGTAGCCCCGCCAGACGCGTCTGTGTCCGTGCTAGTCAGCACCTTGAACAGTTGCCGCGATGTGCCGCTTCCAACATGCAGAAAATCACCAGCCTTTAAATAAGCGGTCCTGTTTGCAGGCGCGCTATCAATGGTGATTGTGCTGCCAGAAGACAAGGCCCCGTTGACTAGGATTGTGTCAGCATCGCGTGCCGTCCCCATTGGGACCAGCGCCAGCGGGTCCCCCAGATAGAACACGCCGACTTGCCCTTTCAGCGAAACAAGCCAAGCCACCCACTGTTCTGCGTCTGAACGCCGCATCGGCGGCAGCGTCACATCAACTTGCCACATCTGCCCCGCGTAAGCGTGAATTTGCCCCGCGAACGTAAACGGGCTTCTTGAGTAGGCAACCGCGTTTGTTGTGCGAAATTCAACTTGGCTGATACCCGTGTGGGTCGGCAGCGAAAGCGGGTAATTGATAGCCATTATGCAAACGACCTTCCATAAGAGCCGCCGCGCAGTTTAGCGTCGACAACGGCAGCTTTGGTTGCCTCAACTATTTTTGGCAGCATTGCATTGACTTCAGAACGGCTTACACCGCTTCCAAATGTGTTATTCTGAATGACTGTTACCCCGCCGCCGCCGCCAGCCGCCGCGTTGTTGGTTTGAGCCGCGCTCAGAACCCTGCCATTAACTTGAGGCACAAACAGCTCACGGCCATGCTCGCCCGTCATGTACGATTGGCCAGCCTTAACTGGGCCGCCTGATGCCTTCCCGCCGCCGCCAACGCTAGCCCCTCCGCCAGCAAGGCCCTCGATTGCGCCAGTTATGAAGCCAGTGATCTTTTTCACCACGAGAACGCGGTAAAGTTCTTTAATGATGCTGGACGCCATCGACTTGAAGGCATCAGACGCACTTGACGTACCGTCGATCATAGACATGAACGCGCTCTCCATGCTGTTTTCCACGGACGACATCACACTGCCAAGACCCTCGACATCAAAGCCCAAAGCCTTCAACGCTGGCGATGCTTCAAGCATTTTTTCCAGCATATCCTCGTAAGCATCTTTTGCAGAAATTGCTTCTTCTTTGACTATTTTCGTGGCAGCGCCAGCAGACTTCACTGGGTTTAGAATAAGGCTGGCTGACAAAGCCGCTTTCTCGTAAGCGTCGCCGAGTGCAGTGATCTGATTGCGTTGCTCGTCAGTAAGGTAGGCCGAAGAAATGGCGCTAGCTTTTTCAAGGTCGCTGAATAGTGACGACTCATAGGCCGATCTCTGGTTCGCGATTCTCAAGCGTTCCACAGCTTCTGCGCCCATTCCTCGCAGTCTGCTTTGCTCCTTGAGCGCGTCTGTCTCAGCCCTTATTATTCTGACGCCATCGTTCAGACCTTGCTGGCCAGCCTGTCTGTCTTGACGCTTTTTGACCGCCGCCGCCAAGTTTCCTTCGGCGGTTGCTAGCTTCTTCGCCCATGCTACCGCTTTATCTGAATCCTGACCAAATTTTGCAACATTTGCGTTGTATGCTGCTTGCGCCTGCGTCACAGCAGATAGCTCTTTGCCGACATCTTTATATTCTGCCGCCAACGCCCGCACTTGGTCCGCGTTCATTGAACTGGTGGCCGAGTATCCAAGACTGTTAAGCGCGGAGGCGATTCTGGCGATTGCGTCCGCCGCGCCTATCGCTAGGGGCGCGATGTCCAAAAGAGCCTTAGACAGGTTCGCGGATATTACCTTCGACATCAGGCCAAGTTCGACCTTGGCTTCCCTAGCCTTTGCAGTCGTTTCTTTATCGAGAACCCCGCCAAGCTCGGAGGCCCGCTGATCCATGTCTTTGATTGCGGCAGAGTTATTTTCAAACGCCGCGACCAGTGCTGTGCTGTCACTGGCGAGGGCCTCCATGTAGAAAGTCATTTCGGATTGTGTCACGTTGGCTTCTTCAAGGGCAGAAATGTAAGCGCCCAACTTGTTTTCAGATGACAGGTCCGCAAACGCAGATGCGGTCAACCCGACCTTTGGCGCAATGTTTTCGAAGAAGTCAGCAAGCGGGCCAGCGCCTGTTTGCGTGAAATCACCAAATTTATCGTTCACATCTTTTAAGATGTCGGCCAGTTTTTCTTGCTCTATTCCAAATTGAGAAGTCGCCATTGAAAGGACTTGGAACCTCTCTACGCTAACGCCAGCAAGAGTTGACAAGTTATCAATTTGGATCGCCGAATCAACAGCGCCTTTAAATGCCTGTACGCTAAACGCAGCGAGCAGCGCTGGACCCAATCGCTTTGCCGCTTCGCCGAGCGCATTGAATGACTGCCCCGTCTTAGACAGGTTTTTCTGTGATTTTTTAGCAAAGTACGCAACCCGCTTCTCGCTACGGTCCATCGCCTTCGTGAACTCTTTGTCACGGGCCGACAAAATAATGTTTAGCTTCTCAGCACTAATCGCCATCAACTCGCCTCACAAGTTCGCGGAACTGATCCGCTGTCATCGCGTCATCGCCTGCCTTCTTCGGACTGTGCGCTTTGCTCCAGCCTTCAAAAATAAGCCATGTGTCTTTCGGGATCATATCACGAATTTCTTCTGGGCGTAACCCAATGACAATCCCGTTTGCAATCATAGCGCGGACGTTCAATTTTCTAGGTTGAGGTCCGCTTCCGTCTTTTTTTTTGCGTCATCAACCGCGTCTGGCATGAACGCAACCCCCACGACAGCTTGCGCTATTTGATATAGCCGCATTAGATCATCAGGTCCGCAGCTAGATACGATTTCATCAGCTTCGTGGTCTTTTTTACCGCCGCCGACAAGGCCCAGCGCGATAATATCACGCACCTCGGTAGATGTTGGCTTGGTCCCTCGACCAAAGAAGCCGTCCCACAAGTCAAAGATGCCGCGATGCTTGTCTTCAAAGCGTTCAATCTCTCGATTGCGCAGCGTGAACTGGTAAGAGGTGTCGCCAATATACTCAGCGACACCCCCACGCAATGCTTCAGCAGCAATACTCATTAGGCAGCCGTAAACGTGACAGCGCCGTTGCTTTCAAGACTCAGGGAGTAAGTCACGCCACCTTCAGATTCGCCGCCAAATTCTAGCGATGAAATGCGGTACGCGCTCGCGTAGGTGCCGAAGTCAGGAACAACGATTTGCATGTTCACAGAATTGTCTGCGCCCATAGCAACTGTATTCATGCGGGCTTCTGCCGTGCTGTCCTCGAAGAACCCGTCGCCACTGACAGAGACGTTTTTAAGGCCAGCCAGCGTTTGCGTCCACAATGCGCCTTCAGGTGCAGTGCAATCGGGTGTTGTCACGTCAATGGACGAATTGTTGATCGTCAAAGACTTTGAATTTAGCCCGCAAAGGTTTGTGAACGCTTCTGTGCTTTCGCCGTCGCCGATCTTGACCAGCAAGGCGCGACCTAGTTGTTTAGCCATGATGGCCTCCATTTTTCAAGCGCAAGCCTACTGCGCGATTTAGGCGGTTTCCTCAAGCATTGCTTGAAGTGAGACAACAGCCGTGTGACCGCGCCCATCTGTGTCAGTTGTAACCAATATTCCTTCAAATATCAATTCAACCAAGTTATGTCCTGCAACCGTCACGGACGTTTCTTGACGGTGCAACGCAGCGCGGATCGCCTCCGCCATCTGCGCAGCTTCAACGCGACCCGATGCAGACCTGCTGTGCGCCTGCACGCTCACGTCAACCAGCGCGCCAAGCGTTGTGTCAGTGTCAAACACATTTGGGCTGATGTCGCCAAAGCGGATGTAGGGGAAAACTACAGGCTGTGGCGGCTCGTCATAAATTCGCGCCGACACAATCGCCGCAACGTCTGTGTTGGCAGCAAGTGTAGAACGCAAACCTTTTTGCAAGGCCAAAAGAAACCCATCAGCCATTGACCGCATCCTTTATTGCCTTATTGATTGCCCGCTTCACAGCGTTAGCACTGCGCGCCCCAACAATGCTTTTTGTGTATTTGATAAACCCATAGCCGCCGCCTGACCCCTTGCGTCCGTAATTGACGGCCCCGATCTTTATTGCGTCAGCCTTTGACCCATCGCTAAAGTTTATAAACGCGGATATGCCTTTTTCGGTTTCAGTAACTTGTGCGTTTATGCCAGCCTTCAGGTGACCTTTGTCAACAGGAACGATTGCTTTAGCTTTGCGCGCGCCAAATTTTGCGTTGTTATACAGCGACTTTTTCAGCGCAGCGTGCGTTTCGACAGGCAGGTCTTTAAATTGCTTCATCAACCTTTTTTGACCAGTGACCTTCACGTTGCCACCCCGCGCTCGATCAGAAATTCGACCATAATGCTTTTTGAGTCGGGCTTTATCACGTTTTTGACGGCCCAAGTGTAGCCACGAATGACGACGCGATTGGCCGTTGTGATTGTGTCGGTAAAGCTGTCCGAGCGGCATCGCATTGTCGCCATGCTAACGTCAGCCAAAGCGCCACCTTCGATGGCTTCTTTGCCAGTACGTTCGCGCAAGTCAGCCGCCCGGGAACCAGCTTCGATCCATCCTGTATAGCTGTTTCCATATGCGTCAACAGCGCCCGCAGTAAGTTGCTGGAACGTGGCGCGCTCGTTCAGAAGGCCAGCCCTAACCATACCAAGAGTCGCGATGCATGTTCAAAAGTGCCTCGTATCCGAATGGAATGTTTGACAGCTCATCAAATCCCGTTTGCTCGCGGTTGTCATACCAATGGCCGACCATAAGCATGATCGCATGTCTAATTGTGTCAGGGACGTCGGTAGCTGCGTCGCCATAGCCAGTGACGTATTCAATGGCTATAGCGTCCGAGCGGTCTTGCGCAACGGGCCAGCTATTGCCTGACTTTGGTTCGATTGTTTTTGCAAAGTTTGTGCCGAACACCTGATAGTTGCCAATGACGTCGGTTTGCAGCGCGCCGTCTGTGTCGTAATATTTTACCGCAGATATTGACTGAACGGGGCCAAGCATCAACCTGATGCTTTGCGTTGGGTTTGGCCCCATCCATTGCGCCCATGTCTGCGTTATAGTGGCTTGACCAAGCGCACCTTTTGCGTCTGTGTACGACGTTGCGACACCTATCAACCGCGTCAGCAAAGCGTCATCGTCAGAGCTTTCGACCCGCAACTGCGCCTTCACTTCGGTAAGAGTGATAGGCGTTGCTGCTGGCGCTGTGACGCGCTGCAATGCGTTGTATGTCTGCAAAGGCTGGGCCATTATTATTCCTCAGAAATCGCTTTGCGTGTAACTGTTTTTTTGACTGCGCGCTCGACCTTTGATGTCGGTGCCGCGACAGCTTCAGCAATGCCAGCTTTGACAAACCTTACAGCCTCCGCTTCGTTGCAATCAATAATGTCGCCCGAATTGTGCGAGAAATCAATGCCCGCCATCGAAGTCAATAGTTTTACTTTTGGCATGACTGCCTCCTTTGGTTCAGCTTGGTAAGTGGGGCGAACTTGCCGCCCCACCAAAAAACTGACTTTACGATGCGGCCAGTGCAAGGTGCTTAATTGCGTTTACGTTGGCAAGCACGCCATCGAAACGAATGTAGCCCAAGATACCGAAGTCAGGTGCGAAGCGTTCACGCGCAACGTAAAGCGAAGGCTGCGCTACTTTGCGGACGTAGAACTTGGACATATCACCGAACAACATGACCTTTGAATCGACGCCAGAACCCACGTTTGCCATCGACTGATTGACCGCGACGTTGTAGCCCAGAATGTTCTGCGGGATGCCAGCTTGGTAGTTGCCCATCTGCCACAGATAGTTCCCGTTGCCGTCTTTCAACTTGCGAATTGCTGCCAATGTAGGATCGGCCATCATAATCGCAGTATTTGGCGAAGAACGGTAGGACGGGTCAACCGAGTGAATCAGGTCAATGATTTCGTCGGCTGTGATGGCGTTGGTTGCTGCTGCAACTTTACCTTCTGCCGAGTTTGTCACGATGCCTTCAACGTCAGAAGAACCTGAACCAGTGGTCAGCTTTGCGTTGGCAACACGACCAAGGAGCTCACCAAGCAAGTTGCCCAACAGGCTTTCCATGTTCAAAATGCTGTCTGCATTCAGCTCCGCTGACCAGCGAATCCACTCAGAATTAAACGCAAATGCGCCCAATGATTTTTGGCCAAACGTGACATCTTTGCCGCCGTCGTCTGTCGGCTGTGTACCTTCAGTGTGAGCAACTGCGGTTGAAGCTGTGTCATCAACCGTTGGGATGCTGAACGTGCGACCATCAGCGGAGTTAATGACGCTGAACAAGCCGTCGCCATACATCGGGCCAGTTGCAATCATTGCTTGCTCGATAAATGACGCCAGTTCCGTCGGAACAGTAAAGCCGCCAGCAGTGGTCGTGCCACCAGTCTGAACGCGCTTTTCCTTCAAAACGTTGCGAACTTCTTGATCGACGTAGCCTTCGCCGCCAGCCGCAATCATTTCAGCAAACGCCGCGCGGTAATCCATCTGCAAGCCTTCATCCACAACAGGTGCAGAACGGTTTTCAAATGTTGGACGCTTGTCCAGATCAACGGCTTCGCCTGCGCGCAATGCAGTCTCAACTTTTTCCAGACGATCGGCGCGTGCGCCAAGTTTGTCGTGGTCGACCATCATAGCGTCAAATTCACGCTCGATGTCGGCAGCGCGGGTTTCTTCTGTTGTGTCGGTCACTTCAGAAAGTTTGGTGCGGGCCTCAGTGGCGATATTCGCCATTTGCTCCCGCAAGGTCTTCAGATCAGCCATTTTCGGCCTCCATCTAAGCGGCGAATCAATCTTTCGATGATCGGCCAACGCGCTTGCCTAATGCGCAGGGAAAGGCAAAACAGCGGGAGTCCGCTGCTATCTCGTCACAGCCTGCCCTTCATACGAAGTCGGCGGGTTGATTGTGATTTCGTTTGCTCGGCGCGGTGCACTTCAAGCGCGCGCAGGCCGATTTCGGTGCCAGCATATGCAGGCGTAGTGACAATCGAAACGTCATAAAGCTCGACGTCCTTGATCATCCGCTTTGGAATGTCGCCGCTGTCGTCCCACTCTTGGCGGGTCGGCACAAACGCAAAAGACATTTTATCCAGATCGCCGCGCTTCATTTTAGGGACAATGCTGCGCACGTCTGGGTCCATCGGGTCGAGATCTGTTTCAATAAATAAGCCGCGCTCGTCCTCTGTCAGCTTCAGCGTTCCTGAACGCGTCCGTGCCAATGGCAGCCCTTCATGGTTGATAACAAAAACAACATCGTCGCCGCGATCTAGCGCACTTTTGAACGCGCCGCGCTCGATTACTTCGGTGAACATGCCCGCGATGTTGGTTTCTTCGCCAAAGATTGCGGCATAACCCGACACGCGGATTAGCGCATCATCTTCTTCGCGAACCTCAAGTGACTCGGATAACGTTCGAATTTCTTTTTCAGGCATCGTCGCCTCCATTTTTTTGCGTACCCATCGGCACGGTTGCACCTTGGATCATCAGGTCACCGCCTTCATCGCGTTCAGGCAGGTTTTCAACTGTGCGAACTTCGTTTGGAGTGCGAATGCCATTTTGGATTGACGTCGCGTGCGCCTCCATGCGCGTCTTAAAGTCACCGCGCAACAAGCCATCGACATTAAACTCGACATAAAACTCAGACCCGCGAGGGAAAAACTTTAAGTTCATTTCCTGCTCGACCTGCTCGATCCACCGCTTCATGGTGTGCTTCACGAATTGCAAATCTTGCTGCTCTGTGTTGCTGAATGTGCCGTGCGTCAGGTCTTGCAGGAACACTGGCGGCAAGCTGTAGATGCGTGCAATCTGCTCAATGCTAAAACGCTGCAACTCTAAAAGCTGCATTTGCTCTGGGTTGAAGCCGATTGGCTTCATCTCGTGCCCCATAGGCAGCGCCATCACGGGCCGCCCCTCGCGGGCCAGTCTTTCAGTAGTCTTAGCAACGTCATCAGAAGCACGCTGTGCAGCCGCGCCGCTTTGAAACGGACCTTGCAGCACAACAGGGGGGATGCCGCCGCTTTGAAACGCCTTGGCCCCGTAGCGACTGGCTGCGATTGCCATGCCGATAGCGTCGCGGTTCGTGTGAATAGGGCCACGCACGTCGAGGTTGTTCGACTTCACCATGAATGGGATGTCGATAACCTCGTTTGCCGAATAGGTTTGACCCTTGTGAATATAGACGCGGACCTGACGGCGGCCCTCGGTGCGATGTTCCACCCGCGTGTATTGTGGATCAAGCGGGTAAAGGTTCGCAATCGCTCCGTTTTCGGTGCGTTCAATATATGTAACGCTGCGCCCGCCAGTGAAGACCTGATCAAATGAATATTTGCGCCACTCGAATGATGACATGCTTTCGTTCGCAACGTCATGCAGGATGGACTGCAACGGGCCTTTGACGCGTTCTCGGCTGCCGTCCTCATTCTTGCGGTAAACATGCAACGGCAAGCCCGCAAGCGTTCCGCTCAAAAAGTTGACCGCAGCCCATACAGCGGGAACGCCAAGCGCGGTGTCAGTGTTGACTGTGATGCCTGCCGAAGACGACATATCGCCCCAGCCCATAACCTGAAGGAAATCAGACGCCGAAACAGGCGTTGACGGATCTTCAAGGTTTCGCGCTTCTGGTTTTCTTAGCCGATCAAAAAGGCCCATCAACATACCGCTCTATGGTTTTGGCCACAATAACATAAGAAACGGAACGCGACAAGCCATCAGGAAACCATGCTGAAATTAGGATCGTCCCAAGGTGATGCTGCTACGAGGCTAGCGTCTCCGTTTACTGCCGCGCCGATTGCCATCGTGGCGGCGAGTGCAATGTCGATCCGCCCAGTGGCGCGCTGTTTTTCAAACCTGCGGAGGCCAGCGGGTGATGTCCAGAAGCACGCGGATGCCACCGCAGAGCGGAGCGCAGGGTTGACCTCGATGCGCAGCCGACCCTCCAGAATTAAGTCTTCAAACTGGCTCACAGATTGCGGCATCCACAGCGGGCTGTCTTTGCGCTGATTCGTCCCTTGCGGATGCTCGATCAGCGGCAAGGTTGCGCCCGTTTCATCCAGCGCGTTTTCAAATGTCTTGATCAGCCACTTGTCATAGGAAACTGCTTGAACGTCAAAACGCTGCGCGGCGTTCACCAGATCGTGCGCAAGGTGGTCGTATCGGATTACTTTGCCAGCGGGCGCAATCAGCCATCCGTCGCGCTCCCACACAGTGTACGGCGCTTTGTCTGTCAGTTCTCGTTGCGACAAAGTGTCCTTTGGGGTATACCCACGCGCGCAAAGCGCAAACTTGGGCCTGCCGTCCTCATCCTTCCCGTCTGGAAAGACATAAGCAACGCCAGTCATGTCTTTGGTAGCCGACAAATCAAGCCCAATAAAACATGGTTGGCCCTCAAAGTCCTCCAACGTCATGTTAGGGTCTTCGCAATTTTCCCACGCGGCGCGACTGATCCATGCCGCTTCCGAGTCTGTCCAAACGCAAAAGTGCAAACGCAAAATACTATTCAATTTTCCTGGAATTGCCTTGGCCTGATCAACAACGCCTTGTAAATAACTTTCTTTTAGGATGACGCTCAGCATCGGGTTCACTTTGACCCAGCACGTTGGGTCATTGAGCGGGTCGTCGCCTTCATCCAAGGCGCAAACATATGGAAAAGTCGTGTCGTCCGTCGCATCACCAGCGGCCACTGCGCAGGCGTGTTCGTGTTCTTCCCAGCAAACGCTATTTCGGTCGGAACCGCTGTTTGTGATCATCAACATCAACGGCTGGCGGCGGAACTTAAAGCCACGCTCAAGCATTTCCATAATGTTTCTATCCGGGTGTTCGTGTACCTCATCGCAAAGCGCAAAGTGCGGACGCGGGCCAGACCCAGACTTGCCACTGTCACGGCTGATGGGACGAAAGAAAGAGCCTGACCGCAAGTCAGCAAGGTTCCAAACTGGGTTGACGCCCGACGGCGTGACGCGTGACTCAAGCACTGGAGACTGGCGGACCATCTTCACAGCGTCTTGGAACAAAATCATTGCCTGCTCTTTTTTAGCCGCCGCCGCGTATATCTGAGCGCCAGCCTCCCCGTCGGCCATCATGCCATAAAGACCAATGCCGCCAGCAAGCGGAGACTTTCCGTTGCCTTTCCCCATTTCAATGTAGGCGCGGCGATAGCGGCGTGTCCCATCGGGCAACTTCCAGCCGAACAATGAACCAACAATAAACGCCTGACTGATATGAAGGTCAAATGGGATGCCTTCAAACTGGCCTTCACTCAGCCGCAGGACTTCGGCAAAAAAATCAATCACGCGGTCAGCAGCGCCTTCATCGAAATA